GCGACGTTGCCAGGCGCGTGTTCTGGATCGAGCTGAGGCCGACCGGCGCCAACCCCCAGGACCGGGAGGCGTCGACCTTTCGCCACCCCGACATCAGGACGTGGATGGACGAGCACCGGCCCGAGCTGGTCTCTGCGGTGCTGACCATCGTCCGCTCGTGGTTCGCCGCCGGCAAGCCCGTGTCGTCACGAGGGACGTCGTTGGGGTCCTTCGAGGGGTGGGACCGCATCGTCGGAGGGATCGTCGCTCACGCAGGGCTTACCGGATTCCTGAGTGAGATCCAGACCAAGCGCTCGGAGTCTGACTTCGAGTCGGCGTACTGGACGAGCCACATCGACTGGCTTTGGCGGACGTTCGGCCCGGAGAAGTTCACCACCGCTCAGGTTCGTGAGGCCGCGATGAGCGATCTGAAGGGCTACGAGGCTCCGCCCCGCATGGAAGACGTGGCAGACAAGGGCTACACGAGGGAGCTTGGCAAGCGGTACGCGCAGAAGCAGAGCCGGTGGTACGACGGTAAGCGTCTGGTCAAATCGGGCATGGGGCACAAGACCACCATCAAATGGCGCGTTGAGAAGCTAGGAGAAGGGGGGATGGATGGAACGGAGGGATCAGGTCTACTCACATCATGTGAGACAAAAACACACACTATTAGTGATCATGATGAGTGTGTGCGTGTGTCACGTGTAGGCCGGAGTGGGCAACAGCCATCCGATCCATCCGTTCCCTCCACTCAGCCCGAAGCAGGGTCAGTGATGTACACTGATACCCATGAGAGAGAAGATCGTCGCGTATCAGCGACTGACGGACGCGTGCATGTGGGAAGCATTCAAGGTCCACTGTCTGGACAACCGGACTCCGGCATCGGCGATGATCGCCCGTGCGGTCGCCCTGCTTCTGGAGAAGGAGGGCGTGGAGTTCGAGTGTCTGCGGATCCCGAAGTGCGAAGCGGATCGGAAGTGTCAGCACTAGCTTTCGACCTAGAGACGTGCTCGGTCGACGAGCTTTACCGCCGCTCCGACTTCGTCCGGTTGAGCGGGGCGAGCAGCGCGGACGGCCCCCACGTCTTCTACGACGTCGGCCACCTCATCAACTGGCTCGACCGGGCTGACGCCATCACCGGCCACAACATCCTCGGCTTCGATCTCTTGGCGCTGGCTCGCCACCACGGCGCCGACTACGAGGCGCTGGCGGCGAAGGCTGTGGACACGATGCTGATCGCCAAGCAGCTCGACCCCCCGTCGTCCAAGGGGATGCCCGCCGGTTACTACTCGCTCGACTCGCTGTGTGAGAGGTACGGCGTGGTGCGCAAGACCGACGACATCAAGCGCCTGGCCAAGAAGCACGGGGGGTTCGATCAGATCCCTCTCGACGACGCTGAGTACGCCGAGTACCTGAGAGGCGATGTGAGCGCCTCTCAGGCGCTCGTCGAGGCGATGGGCGCACCCGATGCGTACGTGCAGCGAGAGCACCGAGTGCAGGCCGTCATGGGGCGCATCAGCCTCTCCGGCTTCCGGGTCGACGAGGAGCTGTGCTGGGACCGCCATCAGCGAGGCGCTGACAAGCTCGACGAGATCAAGGATCGGCTTCACCGAGAGCACGACTTCCCCGTGAAGGGCGCTGCCCCCCATCGCACCAACGCCGGCAAGGAGGCGTTCTACAACGCGCTGCGCGCGGCCGGGCTCGGTCCCCAGTGGATCGAGAAGGAGTGGCCGAAGAACAAGGACGGCTCGCTGAGCCTGGCCAAGGAGGTGCTGACCGAGAAGATCGATGTGTTGAGCGGGCCCCGCCCGGCGGCAGCCGAGATCTGTGAGGCGATTCTCGGCATGAACGGCGTGCGCACGGTCTACGGCAACGTCATCGACTGGACCACCGGCGGGCGCGTGCACCCCCAGATCGCGCCGGATCAGGCGTCGGGGCGTTGGAGCGTGACGAAGCCCGGGCTCACCGTCATGGGCAAGCGGGGCGGCAAGCACGTCGAGAGGGAGATCTTCCTTCCCGAGCCGGGCGAGGTCATCGTCGCCTTCGACCTCGACCAGGTCGACATGCGCGCCATCGCCGGGCACTGCCAGGACGCTGCGTACATGGAACTGTTCGCTCCCGGACGCGACGTCCACTCCGAGGTGGCGAAGATGGTGGGGCTGTCGCGCGAGGAGGCGAAGGCCATCGGTCACGGCTGGAACTACGGGCTCGGCGTGGCCGGTCAGGTGCGCGGTGGCGTGCGCGAAGAGGCCGCCGTCCAGTTCGACCAGAGGATGCGCGAGAGCTTCCCCCGGCTCGTCGAGTGGAAGGACGAGGTGCGCGCCATCGCCGGCGCCGGTGAGCTGCTCGACAACGGGTTCGGTCGCAAGCTGCGGGTCCACCCGGACTGGGCCTACACGCAGGCTCCGGCTCAGATGGGCCAGGGGACGACGCGAGACATCCTCGCCGAGGGGCTGCTGCGCCTACCCTCCGAGATCCTCCCGATGCTGAGGGTGGTGGTGCACGACGAGATCGTGCTCAGCATCCCCAAGGACTCCTTGGAGGACGTGAGCCGACGGGTCCAGGAGGCGCTCACCTTCGAGTTCAAGGGCGTGCCGATCACTTGTGGTGCCTCGAAGGCCGGCGACTCGTGGGGCGCCTGTTACTCGAAGTGATCATGGTCTGGCGGGTTCCTGCCATCGACGGGAACCTGCCACTCACCGAGACCTCAACCATGCTTGACGTACGTAGGGATGACATCTTGAACGCGTTCAAAGTCTGCAAGGACTGCCCGCCGGACTCGAAGAGACCAGCGCCTCACCCGGGCCCTCGGTGCGCCACGCATCACCGAGAGGTCACCAAGGCCCGCAAGGCGAAGGCTCACGGGTCGCGGATGGAGAAGACCTACGGCATCACCTCTGAGCAGTACTGGGCTATCCACGAGGCGCAGGGCGGCGCGTGCAACGGATGCCGCATCGCCACCGGTGCGTCCAAGCGTCTCGCCGTGGACCACGACCACTCGTGCTGTCCGGGGCCCGTGTCGTGCGGCCGGTGCGTGAGGCAGCTCTTGTGCTCCGTCTGCAACCAGTACATCGGTTACATCAGGGACAACCCGGAATCACTGCGACGGCTCGCTAAGGCCATCGAGACGCTGCCCGCACAGACGATCCTCCTGCGGTTTTAGGATCGAGCACGCAGTAGGCCCCGCCTTCACAACGAGGGCGGGGCCTACTCTTGTATGGACCAATCGAAGGTCCGTTGTAGTATTCACACACAGTGATGAAGGGACGCATCAATGGCTACGCCACTGACGCTCGACAAGCTTTACAACGCCATCAAGGCCGAAGGCGTGAACGTCCGCAAGCACGCAGCCGTGGCCGGACACAACCGGAACCACAAGGGCGCGTGGGGCCCTGTCCACGGGGTGATCGTCCACCACACCGCCGCCCGGTCCAGCCTCGAAGTCGTCTTCTCCGGGCGCAGCGATCTCCCCGGCCCTCTCGCCACCGTGCACATCGCCAAGGACGGCACCGTCACCATCGTGTCCGACGGGCGCAGCAACCACGCCGGCGGAGGCGACAAGCGCGTGCTCGACGCCGTGATCTCCGAGACGTACCCGTTGCCCAAGACGACCAAGCACGACGGGGAAGCTGGCGCGGTCGACGGCAACGCTCGCTTCTACGGCTTCGAGTGCGAGAACCTCGGAGACGGCAGGGACCCGTGGCCCGCAACGCAGCTCGACGCCATCGAGCGCACTGCCGCAGCCATCTGCCGCTCCCATGGTTGGAGCGCCAAGTCGGTCATCGGTCACCTGGAGTGGTCAGACTGGAAGATCGACCCCAAGGGCTTCACGATGAACTCGATGCGCACCCGCGTCGACGCCCGCCTCAACCCCGCCACCCCTGCGCCCAAGCCACCGGCCATCACGCCGAAGTCCCGCGAGTCTGTCGCCACGCTGACCAAGCAGGGAGCAGCAGCCCTCGAAGCGTGGCCGTTCATCCATCAGACCGAGAAGGACTACGGCCTCCCCACCGGCCTCCTCCTCGCAGTCGGCTCGCGAGAGACGAACCTGACCAACAAGCGGGGTGACGGTGGGCACGGGCGCGGCGTGTGGCAGCGCGATGACCGGTGGCACACCATCCCCTCCGACTACGACACCGACGTCCCCCTTCAGGCCAAGGACGCTGCGAGGCTGCTCGTCGCCAACTACACGGTGCTCAAGGACTGGGGCTACGCGGTGGCCGCATACAACGCCGGTCTCACTGGCGTACGAGACGTCCTCAAGGCCGGCAAGTCAGCTGACTCAGTGACCGCCGGCGGGGACTACGCGGCTGACGTCCTCGGGCGTCTCGCCGTGATGAAGACCCTCACACCCCCGAAGGAATCCACTATGCCCACTGGCGGACCGTTCCTCCTGGCCCTAGGCCACACCGGCCCCGACGTCCTCACCGACACGTCCTGGCACGACGTCGACTGGGACACCGAGTACAACGACGAAGGCTCAGTCCACTCCGCGTCCGGCACCGTCTTCGGCGGCACCGGCTACTACCACGGCGCCATCTACGCCCGCCTGTCCAGCCTGACCAAGGGCGAGGAGGCGCAGCTCCGGCTCGTCGAGGTCAACACGTCCACCGGCGCAGAGCTGGCTTACCACCCGATCAGCGAAGGCGTGGGGACCGACGGATCGACGTTCTTCTCGTACCCGATCGTCGGCAAGCTGCCCGCCGGCCGCAGCCTGAAGATCCAGATTGCGGTGTTCGACCTCGACGCGAGCGTCACCGTCGACCGTCTCGACCTCAAGCTTCTCTGGACGCTGCTGTGAGCGGGCTCAGCGTCCGTGAGCGCGACGCCTTGGAGCGCGTGGCCGTGGCGTTCGTCGAGGGGTTCGTGAGCGGCGTGGTCATCACGCAGGCCACGGACAGCTCGATGTGGTGGGCGGCCACCGCAGCCGGCGTCTCCGGCGCGCTGTCCGTAGTGAAGTCAATCATTGCGACGCGCACCGGAACCGGGTCGGCGTCGCTCTCTACGAAGGTCTGAGGGGGGAGTCGTGCCGGAGCAGCAAGAGCCGGGCATCCCGGATGTCATGCACGCCATCGAGCTGCTCCGGCGTGACACCCTGCGCATCGACGGAACCGTCAACAAGCTGGTCAGCCTGGAGCGCTATACCATTGAGCACGATGCGCAACAGAAGGAGATCGCCCGGATAGAGAAGCGGGTCGACGAACTGGACAAGTCGCGCGAGGTCATGCGACACCTGGTCATGTCGAGCTTCCTGTTCCCTCTCGCCGTGGCGCTGATCTTCTATCTGATACAGAACTCTGGAGCCTCGTGATGCAGTCGTCCGGCGAGCGGGTCCGATCAGCGGTCACCGTCTGGGTCCTCTTCATCGTCCTCCTGGCAGGGATGATGTGGATCGCGTTCATCATCGCCGGCCTGAGAGACGACGTCGCCACCGAGCGCTCCGCACGCAACGCGCTGGTGCAACAGGTCAAGGGCCTCGGGGAGAAGCCGGTCGTCGGTCCCGTCGGCCCGCAGGGAACCAACGGTAAGGACGGAACCAACGGTGTCAGTGGAGTCAACGGAGCAGACGGCAGCGACGGAGACGACGGCAACGACGGACAGCCAGGAGCAGCAGGAGCCGACGGTAAACCCGGGCGAGACGGTGAGCCTGGCGCGACTGGAGAAAAGGGAGCCACCGGGGAACGGGGTGAAACAGGAGCCGCTGGTCCAGCCGGACCCCCTGGACCCACCGGAGCAACTGGAGATCCCGGGCCTAGCTGCCCTACTGGATACACCGTGACCGAGAAGGTCATCGAGGGCGAAGACACGATCATCTGTGTGAAGACGAAGACGCTGAGAGGTCGCTGATGCGTACCAAGACGATGGCCAAGGACCGGTTCCCCGAGATGTGGCAGGCGTGGGAGCTGCGCAACCGAGGGATGTCCCTGCGCGCCATCGGCGCCGAGCTCGGCTGCTCGTACGAGAAGGTGCGCAAGCTGCTCGACCAGGCCGGGCGCGCCATCGTCCTCCCCGGCGTCGAGGAGTACCGCAAGGTCCAGGACGACCAGATCATGTCGATCATCAACGGTCTGGTGGACAAGGTGCAGCGCGGGGACACCCGAGCCTCCGAGGTCATGATCAAGGCCCTTGAGCGCCACGCCAAGCTGCACGGTCTGGACAAGCCGATCGAGCACAACGTGACCGTGTCCGAGGTGACCGAGTACGACCGAGAGCTGGCTGAGCTCGCCCGCGAAGCGATGATGAGGACGCACTATGCAGACGCGATTGAGCCAGCTGGACTGGACTGACCCGGGCGTCCGGCGCAGCGCTACCCTCTACAACCCCATCCTCTTCGCCCAGCTCTACCTGTCGCGCGCCATCACCGGTAACGATGGGCACGTCAGCTTCGCCGAATGCCACCACGAGTGGGCGCAGCTGGCTCTGAGCTGGACCGAGGAGCACGTGGTGCCTCAGTCCAACCGGCATGCGTTCTTCGCCCCCCGCTCGACGGGCAAGTCGACGTGGTGGTTGAAGATCCTCCCGATGTGGGCTGCAGCGCACGGGCACGTCAAGTTCGCTGCGATCTTCGCCGACACGACGACTCAGGCGCGTCAGCACGCCACGTCCTTCAGGCGCGAGCTGGACATGAACAAGCTGCTCCGCCACGACTTCCCCCTCCTGTGCGCGCCGATGAAGCGAGGGGAGACGGGCAAGCCAGAGACGGACACGGTCGACATGACCATCCGCGCCAACGGCTTCGTGCTGGCTGCGCGCGGCATGGACTCGGGCACCCTCGGTATGAAGGTCGGCGACCAGCGCCCGGACCTCTTGCTCATCGACGACCCGGAGCCCGACGAGTCCAACTACTCCGCGATGCTCGTCGAGAAACGGCTGTCTACCCTGATGGACGCCATCCTCCCGCTCAACATCTTCGCCAACGTCGTCTACTCCGGCACGGTGACGATGGCCGGCTCGATCGCCCACCAGCTCGTCAAGCACGCCAAGGGGCTGGGCACCGAGGAGTGGATCAGAGAGCAGCGGTTCTCCGTCCACCACCACGACGCGATCCTCACGGCCGACGACGGGACGCGCCGCTCCCAGTGGCCCCAGAAGTGGCCGCTCGCGTTCCTCGAAGAGATCGAGCACACCCGCCAGTACGCCAAGAACTACGCTAACGACCCGATGGGCGCGGACGGGGACTACTGGTCGTCCGAGGACTACCGCTACGGCGAGGACGACCCGACGAAGATGATGATCTCGGTCGACCCGGCCGTCACCGTCAAGGAGTCGTCCGACTACACCGGCATAGCCGTCGTCGGCTACAACGCGGCTAACCGGCGCTGCACCGTCTTCGAGTGCCTCCAGGTCAAGCTCGGACCCGAGGCTCTGCGCACCCGACTGATCCGCCTGGCCGAGCAGTACCCCCGCGTCACCGAGATCGTCGTCGAGGTCAACCAGGGCGGTGGCCTGTGGGACCGCATCCTGCACGACATGCCCGTACGCGTGCGCGCCACGTCGGCCTCGATCAAGAAGGAGGTGCGCGCAGCCGACTGCCTCGCCCACTACCAGAAGGGGAAGGTGTTGCACGCCAAGAAGCTGCGAGAGCTTGAGGAGCAGCAGGTGTCGTTCCCCAAGGCGCCGCATGACGACATGGTCGACGCGGTCAACCAAGCGGTCCTCAAGTACCTGACCTACTCGCCCGCCCGGATCGTCCTGCCCATGGGATCACCCGGACCTTTGATCGGAAGGTAATCTACGGTTGTGGACTTCGTAACCCTGGCAGTGATCGCCCTCGCAACAGCGCGCCTGACGCGTCTGGTCACGACGGACCGGATCACCGAGACGCCCCGCAACGCTCTCGTGCGACGACTGGGCGCGGAGTCCAAGCTGGCGTACCTGGTCCACTGCGACTGGTGCTCCTCGATCTACATCGCCCCCGCAGTCACTGCGCTCGTGTGGTGGCAGCCCTCGGGCGTGTGGATCGCCGGCGCGCTCGCCGCCTCGCACGTCACTGGATACCTGGCTTCCCGGATGGAGGACTGACATGGCGCTGTTCAAAAGGTCCCCAGTCGAGGATCCGCTCACCACGCGCCCACGGCGGTCGATCGTTGCTGCGGCGGTCGACCTCTCGCAGACTCCCGCCGGCTGGAAGGCACGCAACGGCGAGGACTCGTGGCAGAAGGAGGCGTGGAACCAGTACGACATCTGCGGTGAGCTGCGCTACGCCACCAACTGGATCGCCAACGCCGTATCGATGGCGACGATGTACGCAGCCGACCTTGACGAGGACTCCGGCCAGATCACTGGCGCCACCGACAACAACCAGGTGCAGCAGATCGCGTCCACCATCCTCGGTGGGGCGGTCAAGCGGTCCCAGTACCAGTCGACCATCTCACTCAACTGGCAGGTGGCCGGAGAGGTCTTCGTCCTCGTACGCCCCAGCCGCGCGGGCATGGCGGACGAGTGGATCGTGCTGTCCTCGACGGAGATCGAGGAGCGGGGCGGGACGTTCAAGTACTGTGACCCGACGACGGGCGCGATGCTGACGCTCACCGGTCGCGACATGCTGATCCGCATCTGGTCCCCGCACCCGAGGTACCAGTCCCACGCAGACTCCGCAGTGCGCGCCGCCCTCCCGATTCTCAAGGAGGTCGAGCGCACTAGCCAGAACATCGCAGCCCGCCTCGACTCGCGTCTCGTCGGCTCCGGCGTGTGGATCATCCCGAAGGAGCTGGACTTCGCGCAGGGCGACGAGGACCCGCAAGGGCCCGAGGGTCTGATGGACCTGCTCCGGCGAGCAGCCGAGGCGTCCCTGAGCAATCCGGGGCAGGCGTCCTCTCAGGTGCCGATCATCCTCGAAGCGCCGGGCGAGCAGATCGCCAACTTCTCCCACCAGTCGTTCACCACCGAGCTGTCCCAGGAAGTCCTGGAGCTGCGTACGGCAGCGATCCGGCGCCTGGCGCTGACCCTCGACATGCCCGCAGAGCTGGTCCTCGGGCTGGGAGAGTCGAACCACTGGTCTGCCTGGCAGATCGAGGAGGCCGCGTACAAGATCCACGTTGCGCCCCTGCTCGACCGCATCGCGGATGGGATCACGACCTCCTACTTCCACCCGGCGCTGCGCGCTGCGGGCATCACCGATCCCGAGAGGTACGTCCTCGCGTTCGACGTCTCGGACATCATCAGTCGACCGAACCAGTTCGAGCAGCTCAACTCCCTCTTCGACAAGGCGTTGATCTCCGAGGACTACCTTCTCAACGAACTCGGCATCCCCGACGAGGCCAAGCCGACAGCCGAGGACGAGCAGAAGCGGTTGGCGCTCTCGCTCATCACGCAGGCGCCCTCGCTCATCGAGACCGTTCCCGGCCTCCTGGCGCTCGCCGGTATCGAGGCCGAGATCACGCCCGTCGACAACAGCGCTCCGGCCTCAACGACCCCCGAACTTCCGGCAGCTCCGGCGGAGGAGAACTCACCCCCCGCGCAGGACAACACCCCGAGCGAGGGGCTCGTGGCCGCAGCCGAGCTGGTTGTCTTCGACACCCTCTCGCGCGCCGGCGGGCGCCTGCTCACCCGCGAGTATCGGGGTCAGTTCGCCCACGTCCCCAAGCACGAGCTGCACACGGTGATCCGGTCGACGGACACAGAGGCAGCGATGGAAGGTAGCTTCCAGTTCGTCTCCGCCATGGCGCCCGCGTTCGACATGGACGCGGTCAAACTGGAGTCGAACCTCCGCGCGTACTGCCGGAACCAGATGATCACCCAGCGCCCGCACGACCGTGAGGAACTGCGCCGATGGCTGACCCTGTAGACCCGCAGCTACCCCAGCGCCTGCGCAACACGGGGCTCATCGTCCGCGCCGAGGACGCCATCCGGCGCGGGTGGTGGCGCGCGCTGACCTCCTGGCTCGACCGGAGCCGAGACGAGGTCATGCGGCC